GCTGAACAGTCAGACGCAACAAAAGTTAATCCAGAAAATTTAGACTCGGAAAGATTAGCGGCTACTAATGCTAGACTCTTAAAAGAAAGTCAGGACTACAAAGAGAAGTACAAGACTGCTTTAAAAGAGAAAGAAGATCTAGAAAGTAAAAAGCTACAGGAGTCTGGGGACATCTCTGCCCAGTTAGAAGCTGAGAAGAGAAAGGCTAACGCTGCTTTACAGGAGCTTGGAAAAACGAAAAAGAAAGTAATTTCTCAAGTAGTTAAAGATAAGTTAATGAAATACGCAGGGGAGCTACATAACCCGGACGATCTACTTAGTAGACCTGAATTAAAAGAGTATCTAAAAGAAGGATTAGACGAGGATAACCTGGACTTTAGCGATGAGGTTACTAAGCGTTTTGTAGAAGAGATTAAGAAAAAATCTCCTTATCTATGGAAAGCCCAGGGACCTATAGGAGCTAATACTTTTAGACCAGGATCTACTGGGACCACAACCACTATAGATACAACTAAAATGTCTGCTTCAGAGCTAAAAGATTATATCTCTAGCACGTTTAAATAGTTTTTTAATAATATAATTCTAAGGAGAATTAAAAATGTCAGACGCAATTATCGGAAATACCCAGGTAGCAGCTACAAAAATGGCGCTTATCGTAGACATGGCCCAGAAAGAGCTACTAGCTAAGGCTATTTTCTCAAACTACTTTACTAACGTTTCTCAATTCGCAGTTAAAGGGATGAAGTCTATCTCTTTCCCTAAGCTTTCATCTTTCACAGTAGGTGAGAGAGCTTCAGGTGGTACAGTTGACGCTCAGGCTATCACTAGTACAGTTGATACACTTTTGCTCAACGTCCCAGCAGCAGTAAAATGGATCATTGATCCTAACGATTCTATTCAGTCAACTTTAAACTGGGAGCTTGAGCTCGTTCAAAGAGCTTCTTCAAGTCACGGTCGCTATTTTGACGCTAAACTTAAAGCAGTAGTATTGGCTGAGGCTGCAGAAGTAGCAGCAGCAAGTGCAATTACTCGTGACGTAGTTCTAGAAATGAGAGAATACCTTAAGAAGAATGAAGCAGATATGAATGCTGTAACTCTTTTTATCTCTCCTTCTCAAGAAACTGCTATGCTTAAGATCACTGAGTTTTCTTCTAACCAAGTTTACGGCGCTTCTGTAATCCAAACCGGTTCTATCGGTAAGGTTTTCGGGATTAACGTAGTAGTCTGTAATGCTCTAGGCGATGCAGAATACTTCATGGCTGAGAAAGGCGCTATCGCCTACGGTTTTCAGCGTGAGCCTTCCTATGGGGAACAGGATGACATCGACCATGGGGTAGGAGCGAAAAAACGGGCACTTGAGGCTTTATATGGGCTTAAGGGCTTGGAAATTGGTCAGGGTAACGCTGCTCCTACTAAGTCTGCCCTCATGATTAAATTCAAGGCTGCTTAATTTTTAAACAGTTTTTATTTTGCCTGGGGGTAATTCCCTGGGCATTTTTTTGTGAGGAAAGACAATGGACCAACTTTTTCCTACTTTTATCCAGGCAAAAACCGTTGAAGATCTCAGGTCCCTAATGATGAAAGTTAGTTTTGCCCGTGGTGGTACCGTTAATTTCTTCTCTGTTTACTACGATACAGTTTCAAAAACGCACGTGGCCTGGTACCATGATAAGGCAGAGAATATAGCAGCCCAGCAGTATAATGCTGTAAAGGTACCTAATGCAGTCAGACAGTCAAACTAGAGAGTACGATAAGTTTAGATCTGCCGAAAATGGTAAGTCTAAAATAGCCGTAACTAATGAGAGTGATAGTGTAGGACTTAGAGTAGATAACGTTAGCTCTACCTTAATCTATTTAGGAGAGGGTACTTTCGGAGCTCTAGCAAGTGAGCCTAAGTGGCTTATTAAAAAAATAGATCTATCCTCTGGGGTAGTAATTACAGCAGCGTCTAATAATTTTGACCAGGTATGGGATAACAGAGCGAGCTTAGTCTATGTCTGATTTTAAATTAGTCCAACTTCTTAACCCGTTTACAATTAACTCAAATATTAATCCTACGGGTGTTTATTCTCCTAGTACCTCTTACGGTCCTGGAGATTCGGTGTCCTATGGTAATGCGTCCTATCTTTGTATCGCTCCTACTACGGGCAACGTCCCGACTAATACTACCTATTGGCAGCTATTAGCTTCTGCCTCAACTAATAAGCTCACAACTACAGTTAGAAATAATACAGGGGTTACAGTCCCTAAGGGCTCAGTAGTTTATTTTAACGGAGCTCTAGGTAACTTACCTACTATAGCTTTATCTCTAGCTAACTCAGAGGCTACCTCTAGTAAGACTGTAGGTATTACTGCTACATCTATTGCAGATAATTCTAATGGTGAGGTAGTAGTTTTCGGTCTAGCAGAGTCTCTAGATACTTCTGCCTTTACGGTGGGGTTATCTCTCTGGTTATCTCCTACGGTACCCGGTGGTATGACTACTACTAAGCCTGCTGCTCCAGATCATGCGGTATTTATCGGTACTACTACTAGATCCCACCCTACAAACGGGACAATAGAAGTAAGAGTACAAAACGGTTTTGAGCTCCAGGAGTTACATAACGTTTCTATTAGCTCATTAGTAGATAATCAAGTTTTAAGATATGACTCTACTACCTCACTATGGAAAAATGAAACTCTAGTAAAAACAGACTTAGGGCTAGGTAACGTAGACGATACTGCAGACTTAGATAAGCCTATCTCTACCGCTACCCAGACTGCGCTTAATTTAATTACAAACGTAAACTGGACCGGGGACTACAATAACGGTGTAACTTATACTGTAGGCGATGGGGTAATGTTTAACGGAGCCTCTTTTAGAATGATCGCAGCTATCGGGGCAGCAGGTTATAACCCAGTAGCTTACCCTGGTAACTGGCTCCAGGTTACGGATTACGTTTCTCCTAATGACATAGGACTAGGTAACGTAAACAATACTGCAGACATTGATAAAATTATTTCTACAGATACTCAGGACGCTTTAGATCTTAAGATTGATCTAGCAGCGATAGGCTCACCTCTAGGGGTAGCAGGTCTAGACGCTGGGGGCAAGGTCCCAGTAGCTCAGTTACCTAACTCAATTATGGAATATAAGGGAGCTTATAATGCTCTCACTAATACCCCTACCCTGGTAGATGGGACCGGTAATACTGGGGACGTTTATAAAACGTCTGTAGCAGGACCAGGAGTAAACAGTCTTAATTTTGTACTAGGGGATTATGCAGTATATAACGGGACTACCTGGGAAAAGGTTCACTCTGGAGCAGATGCAGTTATCTCTGTAAACGGTTATGCTGGGGTGGTAGTTCTAACTAAGTCAGACGTAGGACTTTCTAACGTATCAAATTTAGCTCCTGCAGATTTACCAGTCTCTACTGCTCAACAAACTGCTATAGACGCAAAAGTAGCGAATAACCTCACAGCTTCTACAACGGTAGCGCCTTCTAAAACTGCAGTTAATACAGCGCTAGCTCTTAAGGTTAATAAATCTGGCGATACAATGACGGGCAGTTTAACCGTTACAGGAAACAACGGGGTAGAGTTTCCTGGTATCCTGGTAAATAACACTAATACGGCTGGGTATTGCGCTATTAACGCACGGGCAGACGATGGGGAAGTTATCCAGATAGCAGCTCTTAACTCTGGTGGCGCTGCTAATGCCTATGGAATGTGGACGGCTAACCAGTTTGGGCTTTACTCAAAACGTACCCTAAATATTATGACCGATACTGCAGGCGCAGAGATAAAATTCTCTACTGGTACAGGAGCTACAGAGGTAGCTAAAATAGACGCTACAGGTAAGTTTAGCTCTAACGGTATGAGCTTAAACTCTGGTACATTAGAAAACGTACCAGTACCCACTACAGGTACAGACGCTACTAATAAAGACTATGTAGATAGTAAATCAATCGTAAACGCTCTAATTTTCGGATAAGGTTTAATAATGAAAAGACTACTACCCACAACTCAATATTATTTTAACTCAGGATCTTCTAACATTGATTTTTCAATGTATCCGGATTTTGATCCTAAGAGATTACTAGCAGTTATTAATACCTCAAGATCCCAAACATTAATTTATGCTACCGGTGGGGGAGACTCCTCTCCAACTAAAGGCGAGTTTATTACTCAATATAGCTTAAATTTACAATTCAATACATCTAGTATGGCAGATGCAGACATCTTAGAATTAATTTATGATGAGTCTGTAGGTACAGAGGAAGCAAAAGCCTCTATAGACATTGTAAGTGGGAAAGCTGGGTTAGACGTAAACCTTCTTAACTCTAGTTTTGGTGGGACATTAGACGATGTTATGCCTGCGCCTTTCCAGGATAATGCTCTATCTATAGGTATCCTAAACGGTGGGGTATTATCTGCTCCTGCTATGAACGTAAACAATGAGCTCATAACAGAAATATCTGGGACCGTACCCGTTACTATTAGCGGTGTTTTGCCTATTGATCTTTTTTCTTTTAATGCTGGTAACTCCCTCACACCTACGCAGCCCTTACCTGCCACCCCAACTAACCCAGCAACAGGAGCTTATCAGACTTTTGGTTCTGGTGTTTCTGATGCAAACACACAAAGGGTAGTCATAGCATCTAACCAAGTTGTTGCAACATCTATGCCCGATTTATTCATAACAGGTCAGGCAGCCCAAACAGCTATTATTAGCAACATCATATCAGACCCATCATCAACAACTGCAACAGACGCTTCTGGTTATAGAAGCGGGACAATTCAAATTGTTTCGACTGGTACAGGTGGAACTTTTATTCTTGAAGGCTCTAACAATAACGTTACCTTTCAACCAATCCCTATATTCAACCATTCACTTTTGACTGGCGCTGCTATTGTTGCGGCAATTACAGCCACAGTTTCACAAAATATTTTTGTTTTTCCAATTCAGACTAGGTACATAAGATTAAGAATTGTCACTACCATCACAGGTGGTTCTATTCAGGCACATACAAGGATTTCACAAGCCTCGTTTGCATCTTTTACCTCTGCAATTTCACAACCAACAGCCGCTAACTTAAACGCTACTGTAGTCGGTTCTTTGACTTCAGTAGGAACTATCACATCAATCACAGCAGCACAACTTGCCGCTAGTACAGTTACCGATATTGCTTTATTGGCAATAACAACCACTCAAACAAGTGCAAACATTACTACAAACAACTCAGCAAACATGGCTTTTCAAGTATCTGTGACTGCAACCAGTGGAGTCGGTCAGTTTATGGATGTTGTAGTTCAAGAAACATTTGATGGGACAAACTATTTTGATATCTATCATTTTCCGAGAATAACAGCAATTGGTCAGTATCAGTCACCTCAAATCAGAATATCAGGATCAGGAATAAGGTATGTAAGAACAGTCGGGGGAACAACGCCATCGTTTACAAATATCGTTGTGAGACCAGCAAGACAAACTTCTTCTGATATTTGGAGAAACTTCGTAAACAGAACAATAGACCCAAACACCTTAAACTCAACCACCCCATCTTACCTTGTAGAAGGTTGCGATCAATTTCAATTAGCAGTCACAATGAACGCAGGCGGAACAGCGCCAATCTTTAAACTGATAGGCTCTAATGACAACTTAAACTTTTACGATGTTCCATCAACAACGCTAACAACCACACCAGCATCAAGTGTTCAAATCGTAAGCAGCTCACAATGTTTACCTAAATTTGTAAGAGCGATAACATCAACAGCTGGAATAGGTTCTTCAATGTTTTGTTTATGCATCACAGCTAGGGGTGTTTAATATGATTACAATTTGGAAGCTTGAAAATAATTCATGGCTATTAGTAGAAGAGAACGTAGAAGAGTCTGAGCTATTGACTGCGTTAGAACTACTAAGAGCAGACGGTAACGAGTACAGAGCAGAAATAAAAATAGAGTCTTCTTCTACTATATTAGAGGTTTAATTTATGGCCACCTACGTAGACAATTTAGAAACATCGCTCCAAAATAGAAAGACCAGGGTACTAGATTTTTTTGTAGATCTAGATTTAAAGCTTTCGTCTTTATCTGCTCCTACTACTTACCACCAGGATATATACTGGGACGGTGGTTTTGTAAGAGTGACCGCAACGGACGCCAAGCTATCCGTAGAGCCTAATACGGAAAAACTAAAATACTATAACCAGGGCTTAGGTCTTTTAAAGTTAGCTATCAATAAAGCAATTTACTAGGAATAAAACATGCCAGCGCCTTTAGAACAAAATAAATATAATGAGCAGATTGCTAATAATATTGATCTTAAAAATAAAATTAAAAGGGCTTTTGTTCAAGTAGAGGACGCTTTAAGAAACGGCGCTGCTGGGGCTTTAGACTCATTTAATGTGACTATAGACGGGATAAGCATAAGATATGACGCTGGCTCAGAAATGAGACTCAATGATATTCGAGTCAATGACTGTGAGTCAAAATTAAGAAAACAGGGATACGATAGACTAGAGAAGTTTATGCAGATAGCGATAGATAGGTATAATAATCAATTTAACTTGTAAGGTAAAAAAATGCTTAAAGTTTTTCACGGTGGGGAAGATATTTCTAGAGAACAATCTAGATACGAGTATTTAACCAGTAACGTACAGCTATTAGATAACATTCTATCTATAGGGTATTATAAGCCAATTAATAACCTTTATATAAACTCTATTAAAGACGATATTATCAGAGGACTAACCGTAAAATATTTTAACGGTATTTCTTTTGAAGACGTAGCAGGGGTTAAGGATCTTACTTTCGGTCTATCAGGACCAGGCTTTTTATCCTGGAAAAATGGCCAGATTGCAGAAGCTAAGACTGAGGTAGAAGGGGTAGAGCTCTACTGGTACCAGGTAAGCAGTGACTCCTCAGATCCGATTGATCTAAGAGGTATTTCTACCTTATTCTCAGACGATTACGATCTAATCGGTATTTATCCTACAATCTTAAACCACTTACCCCAGGGGCAAAATACTTTTGTACGCTTTCACGAGGAAGCAGCTAGGGACATTATCATAGACCTAAGACGTACGGGGTTAGTCATTAATGGCAGATTAACAGACGCAGCAGGCAGAAAACAGATAGACGCTTTTGATCTCCTGGATAAAGAGGAAGTTAGAGACGCTGCTAAGTATTTTGCGCTCTCTAAAATCTTCTCATGGTTATCAGACTCTCCAGGCGATAAGTGGGAAAATTTAGCTTCTAAGTATGAGGCAGAGGCAGCAGGCTCATTAACTCCTCTTATTACCCTGGACCAAAATGATAACGGGATAATCGAGGACTATGAAGAGGCAGCAGATATGCCTGTAATCGTAGGCAGACTATGAGTGTAGCTAGTGAGCTAGTTAGCTTGATAGAAACTAAGGTCCAGGCGCTTCTACCTACTTATAAGGTTATGCCTTTCGTCTATAGCCTAGAGCTAAATGACCGGCTAGCAGTCAAAAACTACGGGGTTAAATTAGGGTCTGCATCTACTATCTCAGGGACTAATAACGCTGCTACTTTTGACCATAGTGTAGAGATAGATTTAACGGCCAGATATGAGCCTAAAAAATCCTCTGGGGACCTGGACCTAAGGGACAAAATTAACCTGCTAAATGATGACCTAGAAACTCTCTATAAGGAGTTTTATCGTAGACCTGGGGCCCTAGCTTCTGCGAGTCTTTTAGTTATCGCTCCTGTAGACTTATCTGAGCCTAAAATAGATAATGATAATAATTTGGTAACGGTAACGCTAACGCTATCGGTAAAATACAGAGTAAGTAATATTTAAGGAGTTAATATGGATTTTGTTATTAAGGGTAAAAGCTCAATTTTTGTAAAAGAGGAAGTAACAGAAGGGACCTATATAGCTCCTACGTCTGCTGCTGAGGCAGTAGAAGTTATTGACGATTTTGCTGGTTTTGAATTTACAAAAGATAAAGTAGAAAGAAAAATCCTCAAGGCTACTATTGAGTCTGTAGCTCCTAGAGCAGGGCTCCCTAACGCTTCTGGTTCACTTCCTACAGAGTTTAAAGCTTCTGCAGTAGAAGGCGATGAGCCTAGAGCAGATCTACTCTATAAATCTCTCTTAGGTGGTAAAAGACAGGTAGCGGCTCCTATCATTTTAGAAGCAGGCTCTACTACTACAGTCTTAAACCTAGACGATGTAGATATTAACAAAATTAAAAAAGGCGATACGGTCCAGCTTAAGATTGCAGGGGCTCATTGCTTACGTCCTGTGGCTTCTGTATCTAACGTCCTGGGAGCGGTAACGGTAACTTTAGCTATCGCTGCTCCTTCTGCTCCTATCGCTGGGGTAGAGATCGCTCCCCTTTCTACTTATTTCTTCAGTGATAACTCTAGCTCTCTTTCTGTTACGGCAGAGATGGGGGGAGAAATTACTGAGCAACTAGCAGGGGCTAAAGTAGAGTCTGCAGAAATTTCTAACTGGACTACCGGGCAGATCCCTCAAATTAATTTTGCGCTAAAAGCTCTTAGCCTATCTAAAGTAGATTCTGTATCTGGGTTAATCCCAGACTTCTCTGCTGAGCCTCAGCCACCTGTAGCATTAGACGCTTGCGCTTATATCAATGGAGAGGAAACTGATTACGTAGAGTTTAGCCTTACTTTCGGTAATACTCTGGTAGACGTTTTGAGTCCTTGCGCAGCCCAGGGTAAAATTGCCGGTAGAAATACTAACTTCCTAGTAACTGGTAAGCTTAATCCGTACATGAAAACAGACTCAGTAGACCGATTTACTAAATACAATGACGGTACTCCTGTTAGTATTTTCGTACATATCTCTAACCCAGGGACTTCTGCAGGAGAATTAAAAAACTCTGTAGGTATCTGGCTCCCTCAAGTTACCCTTACAGCTATTGTAAACGGGGATCAGGACGGGATTTTGACAGACGAACTAGAGTTTCAAGCTCAAGTTAGCTCTGGGAATGATACTGTATTCTTAACTTTCATCTAAAAGTTATTCCGTTTTAGTGTGTTACGGATTAACGGGGAGCCTGGCATAAGCTGGGCTTTCTTTTTTATTATCCAGATAGTAGACTAAATTAAGATTAAAAAAAGGCAACACACTATGAAAGTATTACGGACTAATGACATTATTACCCTTAAGCATGATGAGTTAGAAGTAGATTTTTCCCCTCTCAGATATGACCGATCTATTGAAATAGCTAATACTACCAGGAACGAGGCCGGTAACATGGTAGTAGACGTAACTAAACAGACTTCTCTAATGATTAAATACGCAGTTAAAGAGATTAGGGGAGTAACGGACTATGATAATAACCCGGTAGCTATTAAAGCAATCAACGGGGAACTATCTGAGGACGATGTAAGTACAGCTATTAATATCCTAGTAAAAACTCCTTTCCTTTCTCCTATTAGCTTTATCTCTACCTCTGCTAGTCCTAGAGCTTACGAGGGTATCGAGATAAAAGTAAACGGTAAGGTCCTAGACCTGGGAAAGTAGAGCCAAGCAGCCTTCTAGATTATCTCCTTAGTGAGATTACTTGGCAGTCTAGCCTAACCTGGGAAGATACCGTAAGGGTAGTAGCTACTCATCTAGCTCTAAACAGTGTTAATTTTAACTGCTCTACTTGCAAGGAGAAGTACCCTGAGATTAAGAGGGTAACGTTAAAGGGATGCGCTAGCAAAATAGCTACCCCAGTAGCTAAGTATAAAGACAAAATCTTATTCTATAAATGCCCCTCTAACTTCTACTCTCCTATGGTAGCTGAGCTCTCTAACCATGCTAGGCATTTAGAAAATGGACTGCTACCATATAGCGGTGGGCTCCTAGAGCAGCCTGCCAAGCTAATAGAGATACTTAATCTAATTAACTCACTGAGAATAGAAGACGAGATACAACGTCTTAAAAAACAGATAGCAGAGGCTAAGAAAAATGGCAGATAACCAGATTAAAATTGAGATCTCAGCAGGTACAGAGGAGCTCATTAAAGCTCTAAACTCTGCAGATAAAGCAGCCGTTAAATTTTCCGGTAGCGTAGTCTCAAGTTTTGCCCCTATTAAATCAGAGGCTATAAAAACTTCTAACTCTATTTCTTCTGCGTTTAATTCGTCTTTTGCGAATATTGCTAAAGGCGCAGCAGTAGGGAATTTAGTAGCAGACGGTATCTCTTTTGCGTTTACATCTTTAAAAGATTTTATTTCAGGATCTATTAATGCCTCTGCAGAGCAGGAAGCAGCTTTAAATAAATTAAGCCAAGCTCTAAGAGCTACAGGATCTTTCTCTAAGGAAGTAGTAGCAGACTTTAATAATTTTGCTAATGCTCTACAAGGCGCCTCTGTTTATGCAGACGATGTAGTAATAGGGCAGTTAGCTATTGCTAAGTCTTTCGGGGTTAGTAATGAGCAGGCCAAAAATTTAGTCCAAGCAGCAGCTAACCTTTCAGCTACTTTCGGGGGATCTCTAGAGGAAAATGTTAGTAAACTCGCTAAGACTCTAGACGGTACAGCAGGAAAGCTTAATGAGCAGATCCCTGCGCTCAGATCTCTAACTATAGAGCAGTTAAAAGCTGGGGCAGCGTTAGACGTAGTAAATGCTAAATTCGCAGGAGCAGCAGCTAATGAGCTCAATACTTACTCAGGTAAAATACAAGAAACTAAAAACGTTTTAAATAACTTTCAAGAAGAGCTCGGTAATTTTGTAACTCAAAACGGTTTAACAGTAGCCTCTCTTAATGTAGTAAATGCTACCTTCTCAACTTTCGGGACTGTATTAGCAGACGTTAATACGGTACTCATAGGTACTGCTAGGACTGAGGAGCAAAACTCTGCCACCTTAGATACATTATCTTCCAAGTATGCTCAGCTAACTACCAGGATAGAAGCTTATCAGGCCCAGCTACAGGCAGAGCAGGACGGTAATCTAGGCTTTTTTGATAATCTTTTATTTGATGCAGGAGCGGCTAAGCAGGAGATTATTGCTCTCCAGGCCCAGCAGGCCAAACTGTTTAACCAGATAAATACTGCCCCATCTAAAGGTCCTGCAGTTAATACTGGGGGTATCGCTCCAGTACAAACAGAAGCAGAGAAGACTGCAGCAGATAAATTAATAGCCGACAAAGAGGCATTAAATCAGACGCTCATACAGCAGCAGCAGGATTTTAATATTTATATGTCCCAGCTTAAGCTAGCAGACGATACGCTAACCCAGGAGCAGAGAGCTACTGAGTACGAAAATTTATACCTAGCAGAACAGGCAAAAGTAGAAGCAGTCAGGCAGGCAGAGTTAGCTAAGGCCGATTTAATTACTAACTCGGGACTTCAGAAATCTACAATAGAAGCAGCTAACCAGAAAGCAGATCTAGCTAGGCAGCAAAACTACGCTAAAAATACAGTAGCAATAGAGAAAGACCTAACTAAGATGCAGCGTCAAGAAAACGATGTAAAACTCCAGGTAGCTTCTAATTTTCTAAACGCAGGCCTAGCTTTAAGTAAGGAAGGATCTACCGCTCAGAAAGCCCTATCTATCGCTACTGCTACGGTATCAACTTATACTGCTGCTACTAACGCTTTAGCAGATACTAGACCGGCTTTCTTAGGACCAGCAGTAGCGGCTTCTATCGTAGCTTTAGGTTTGGCTAACGTGGCAAAAATTGCAGGAGCTAAATTCGCTACCGGGGGGATCGTCCCAGGATCTTCTACCTCAGGGGATAGAATACCCAGCTTATTAAACTCTGGAGAAATGGTACTCAACCGAAACCAACAAACAGAGCTTTTTTCTATGGCCAATGGCTCTAGATCTGGAGCAGGTGGGGGCTTAGATATGTCCCAAATTATTAACGAGATCCGAAGTATCCCTATTATAGTCCAGGCCAACGGTCGGGAGCTGGCAAGATTAATACGTGATGAGCAACGGAACGGATTCGAGGTATTTGCATAATGGCTAATCAATATTTTTTATACAATAACTTAATTAAGACTGCAGCATTAACCCCTTCAACGGTTAGTGCTCAGTATCCCGTAGCTAACCTGGTAGACGATAGACGTACTAAGGTCTACCGATCTACTTCTAACTCAGATAATATTGAGATAGATCTAGGCAGCGCTCAAGATATTAATGCTTTCTCCATCGTACATAATGGTACTGCTTTCGGTGTAACTACCGTAACGCTAGAATTAAACTCTACTAACGTCTGGACTAGTCCAGCAGTAAGTCAGGTTATAACTCTAGATACTACGCATGGTTTCGGTTATCACATCTTTAACATTGACCAAAATTACAGATATGCCCGGATAGTTTTAACTAGCTCACTCGCTTATTGCGAAGTTAGTAAAATCTTTCTAGGTAAGTATGCCTCTATAGGGGAATTAACTTTTGAGTATCCTATTAAGTATAAGCAAAATAATAACTCCTCAGTAACTAAGAATAGATTAGGGCAGAGGTTCATAGATCTAATTAATACGCAGAAAGAGATTAGCGGCTCTATCTCTACTATGACGAAAGAGGAAGTAGCTCCCCTGCTTTCTATGCTTGATTTTACTTCTTTTACTCTACCTATCTGGCTTATCTTTCCAGAGGGTAACATAACTACGGATAATGATCGTATTAACGGCTACTATTATTTGAAAGACGATCCTACTTTATCTTTCGTAATAGGAAACTACTGGAATACAGAGCTAAATTTTGAGGAAGGTAAATAGTGAGCTACTCGGATTTTTCACTACAAACTAGATCTAAAAAAATAATTCTCGCCCAGCTAGAGGCCAAGGAAAAACTAAAACTATTCACGGTACATAGTGGGACGATCTACAAAAAATCAGTCAAGTATTTTGTAACTGCAGTAAGGGTAAATAGTGTAGACCTGGTAGAAGCTTCTACTAATGCTTTAACTGCAGGAGAGTTTTATTATTCCCCAGACGAGGGGATTTTATACGTTAGACTTTCAGATAATACCGATCCGGTAGCTAATAGCTTATACGTTAGTTATAAATTCTTTTTTGCTAATATCCCGGTAAATCTTCCTCACTCTATTACAACTGGGGAGAGCGTACATTATGACTCTAGAATCAAGTCTATCGGTAGTTTAAAACTAGAGCTAGATTTCGAGCAGACTGGAATATCGCTAGAGACTAATAGCTCTATCTCGCTAGAAAATAATGATGGGTACTTCGATTCTATTTTTGATCCCCTTATATGGGAAAATGGTACTGCAAATTTCTGGTCCTGGAGTGACGATCTACCTACCTCAGAGGCTAAGTTAATCTATAAAGGTATCATTACCGATAAAGCTTTTAGTCCTACAGAGGTTAAATTCACTTTAAAAGATGAGCTCTCTAAACTTAAACAACCTTTAGTAGTTAGCCGTTTCTCTGCCTTAGACGGGGAAGTAGATAACTCAATTCTAGATACACCTAAACGGGTAGTATTAGGGAAGGTAGATAACCTTAGGACCGTAGGGGTAGATAAGACGCTAACAGGCTACCCGATTACTGGGACGATCTCAGGCTCAGCAGATACTAACTTACTATCTGGGACGATCTCAGGCATAGCTACCTCTAACACTATAAACGGGTTAGGTACTAGCTTTACTACCCAGATCTCTGCAGGGCAGAAGCTCAAGGTTATAACTCCCCTGGTAGAGTATTCTTACACCGTTAATACCGTTACAAGTAATACAGTCCTAACGATTACCGGGACCGTATCTGTAACATTTTCTAACGCTTTAGGACGTAATGCAGACGTAGAAAATAATATCGTTACCGGTACGGGTACAGCTTTTAAAACGCTACTAAGTCCTAATGATAAAATAAGTCTCACGGTAAACTCTACCCTATACACTTATAAGGTTAGATCTATAAGCTCAGATACTTCACTACTATTAGACGATGAGATAACTGCTACCTTTACGGGTGTATCTGCCACTAACTTTCCAGAGATTCCATACAGGGGTAAAAATAGATCGTGGCATATCGCAGGCCATAAGCTTAGAGAATACTCGGTCAATATAACGGTAGTAAATAATGCTACTAATATAACTGTAGATAATATCTCGGACATAGAAGCAGGGGACTATGTAACAATCTTAGGCTCCTCTTACCTGGTTAAAAGAGTATCTAATAACATGATTACGCTTAACCAGGCGCTAGCTACTACTCCAGTAGTCAGTGATACCGTGACAAAGATACCCGTGCAGTCTGTATCAGTAGGGACTACCCAGTACATTATTAATAGAGATTTTACAGTCTCAAATACTTCTACAGACGCAGTAATAAACTTTAACAGTTTAGCTGAGTTTAACGTAACTAATAGCAATAACCCTACTATCTCTTTCACTTTTACGTCTGGATCTCCTAACGTAACTACCTCATCTACTACGGTAGACTTAAGTACCATTTTAAGCCCCAGGGACTGGATTAGAGCGAAGTCTATAACTACCCCTACCTGGTATGAGGTCCTAAGCGTAAACACGTCTAGCCTGGTTTTAAGAGTAAACGCTACCGCTAACTTTACCGGTACAATTCAATACAAAAAACCGGACTTTATTAATGATGACTCTCTGGTAACAGTCTCATGCTTAGGTCTAGAAAGTGGCTCTACCTGGATTAGGTACCCCTCTCAAGTGGTTAAGTGGGTACTCGATTACTCAGGTCTAACTAACCAGGACGCTGCATCTTTTACCCAGGCAGCAGAGGACTGTAAATTCTTAATGAGTTTATACTACCCTAAGAGCATAGGCTCAGAGATCCCAGCATTAAGGGACATTATAACCGAAGTAAACAAAAGCGTATTCGGTAGCTTATTCTTAAACAATTCTTTTAATTATACCTATAACATTCTAAACGCAGATAAACCGGAAAGCCTTACCGTAGTAAAAGACGAGGACATTATTAACTTTAGTGTAACAACTAAAACCAATATTATTAACTCTCTCATTTTGAAATACGGGCCTTACGTGGATCTAGACGCTCAAGTAGAAACATTTAAAACAATCATAGCAGACTCAGCTTTCGTTAATGAGGCAGTAGAAAGTAAGCAGCGCCTAGAAGTAACTAGCTACCTTTATAAGTTAGAAGACGCTCAGATAATTTCTGAGAGGTGGCTATTTTTTAGGTCCCTTACCCAGTCAGTAGTTAGCCTTAACGCTAAGCTAAATTTCTCCCTTAATACCCTAAACGATGTTTTGCTTCTGGATCTCTCCAGGCTTTATAAACGTTTTGGGAGCTCATCAAAGAGAAAAGTAGGGATCATTAACTCTATCTCTAAAAATGGCGATTCTACTAGCGTACAGATAAACGATCTCGGTAACGTCTTCTCTAGGGTCCCAGCTATGGCCCCAGATACAGCAGCCGACTACCTAGCTGGGGCAGAAGAGGTAGACAGGTACGGTTATATTTTAGATAATCAAACTGAGACTCCAGACATAACTAGCGAGTTAGAGCTAGGGACTACTTTAATAGGGTGAGATAATGGCAGTTTATACAGAGATACCCTTAGCGATAATTGCAGTAGGTAAAGCTATCAAACGTGAGATTTTTACTTACGTTAGAGATAACTTTATTAATCTAAATGACCGGGTATCTTCTCTAGAGCTCGGATCTGCTCCTATCGAGGTTTGGAATAATACGATCCTTAACGCTTCCTCTGCTTCTACCCTTACAGGCTTAGACTACTATAGAGCTCTTACTAATTTTACTATCAGCAGAGTAGAGCTTGAGATCTTTCAAAAGGGCATTGTAACGTCTGGGATACTTTCAGCTAATATCTTGAAAGGTAATACTATGGATGCTACTAGTATGACCACGATCTTAACTACTCAACCGTCTATTAACTTCTCTACTGCTTCAGATTATGACATAGCTACAGGGACATTAAATATCTCTAACCAAACAGTAGCAGCAGGGCAGTTTTTACGTTTAGATATTACCTCTCTACCAACTATACCTTTAGGCAGCTTTAGGATTTTAGTGTATGGTACCCTATAAGGAAAATTTATGGCCGCGCCTATTGTAGTCCCGTTTAATTTTAATCCCTCATCAATAAGCTCAAAAACTGCAAGTTATACTATTCCAGCTGGGAAGTATGCAAGAGTGAGCAATGCCACCCCAGACCTTTCGGTTAACGGAGTTCTTGCTGGTAATTCGAGAGTCTTTTCTATAAGTAGTAACGCAGTTTCAGCGACAATAACTCACGGATTCACCTTTAATAGCACTGGATTTCACGTTTCTTCTTGGTCGGTTTCGAATGGCGGTGCTCAGACTACTACGGCAATTATCGCAGCTGGTACTCCAACTGGATTTAATGCAACAGCCATTTCAAGGCTTAACTCAGGAACAACAAACGGAACAGCTTTTACACGAATGCTAAGTGAGGGATATTATTCTCTAACAACCACAAACCAAGGCCCCGTTCAGTCAATGACCGCGACAATTTACTCTTTTCCAATTAACCATTCTTTCTGGGCACCTTCTGGGACAGTTTTGACAGGTATTAGTTTTTTCATTGAAGAGTACAATCAAATTTCTTAAGGACTTTTTATGTTTTCACTTTTTGTAAATGATATTTTGAATAATTTCTGGAGTAATTCTCCAGGGGATATTTTTATAGCAGCTACCTGCAGAGCTCTAAAACTAGACGAGGGATCTGTAGAGCTTAATTATTATTTTGGGCTTGATAACGTCCCTCAATTTTATGATTTTGACGCTAATAAAAACTTGATCCTAAAAAATGAAGTTAAAACTATCGTAGAAGAGTCTAGCCTTAATGAGCTAGGCGAGACTGTAATCACTCAGAGCGAAGTCATTACCTATGAAACTTACAAAACTATAGAGCCTATTGTTTATTTCTCTAAAGGCCTAATGATTAAACCTTGCTAAGGGGTATTTATGTTTTTGATTCTCTTTGTTTTTCTTGTAACTTCTGCTCACAACGGAACTAGAAATTATGAGGTATGCAAGTTAGAAAACTTTAAGAGCTCACCTTGCTGGGAAGCTAAGCAGCTAGAAAAATCTGGTAAGTTTCTTGAAAAGCTTTAACGATAATATCAAGCTAGCTATTTACTGGGTATGCTTAGGCGCTTCTCTCGTAGTCTATGCTCACGAAAATTTTGCCTCTAAGGATGCGATAAAAAAACTAGATACAGTATCTACTCAGGCAGATATAACTAGACTAGAAAATAAAATAGACCGTATTAACGACTACCTTTTAGAGCATAAATGATAAAATTTAAAGACGACTACGCAAAAGAAGGCTTCAGTAAGCTACACCCTATTCTAGTGGACATTGTAAACCAGGTTAATAAGTGGTCAGAGGATTACGATAAAAACTCTATTACTTTAACGGCTACACTCAGCACACCGGAACTAGATAAGAAGCTAGACCGGGTAAGTCCTGCTCATAGCCAAGCTAGGGCAGTAGATATTAGAACTATTGATATACCTAGAGCTAAGCTAATCTTACTCATGCAGACTTTCACCGAAAAATACAAACATCTAGGCTATTTGACTCAAAAAAATGAGCGCAGATTAATGTTTTATCATAATAATGGTAACGGTCCCCATATACATCTAGCGATCGGGATAGATATAATTGAGAAATATAAATCACTCTATCCCAACTGGAAGTACCCAGTTAATAAAACAGTAAAAAAGGAAAATAAAAATGCTTAAGCCTTACGATGTATCAGAGTTAGTTAATATTTTTAAGTCTAAAGGTCTAGACCTAGCAGAGGACGCAGCTAAACTAGTAGTAGAGTCTACTCTAGTATGGGTTAAAGAGTCTGCTAAGCTATCTGCTACCCCTTACGATGACATGGCGCTAATCGTTTTGCCACAACTTGAGTCATTTATTAATAAAGCAGTAGATAAAATTGATGGCGAAGTAGGATAATTTTATGTATGCCAAGCTTCTAGAGATCTTAGTAACTAATTTACTTTTACCGATCCTAAAGGACTTGGCATTTATGCTTTTTAACTTTTTTAAAGTTAGAGAGATCAGAAAGCAGAGAGAGGAAGCGGCTAAAATAAGCGCAGATATTTTTAAAAAAGCATTAAGTACCCAGGAAGTTAAAGACTCTTTCGGTAATTTACCTTGATTAAGTTTATCTTATTATTCTTACTCTCTGCCTGCTCAAACTACCCTACTACTCCAGACTCTCCTCAGTGCTCACCTATCTTTAAGTATGAAACTAGCCTAGAAAATATCGAGTATATCTCTACGGTAGACTCTTACTGTATCTGCAGAATGTACCATTTTGGTATTGATTATGTAGGACCGGTAAAAAATACTTCTACCTGGAAAGAGCCCATTAAGTCATGCGATAAGTTAGTAGGGTGGGTACCAGACGACTATGCTAAAAAAGCAGTTTTCTGGGAAGCAGTTAGGTCTAAAATAGAAAACGGGAATAATGAAAATGACTGAGCTAATAGCTTTTGCCTTAGACTCTGTAGTAGCTATCTCAATTTTACCGGTAGTAATTTATGCAATCATCAAAATCAGGCCCTAAGGACCAGAAAAAGTCCGGGCCTAAAGATCCCTTAGAGTCTCTTAAGCAGAAGTATTTAACTGCCCCTACTGAGAAGCTCAAAAAATTTTACTCAGATATGATTATTCGGAAAGGCGGGAAGGTCCCCAGGCTATAGCGTCCAGGGGGTCCAGTTTAGGCTTAGGTACTTTTGTAATAATTAGCAGAGTAGTCCAGGTATCACGGTCTACAGGCCGTTTCTCAGAGCTTACCCGTACATTAAGAGCGTCATTTATACCCATTAACTTATAGGTAATATCCTCAAGCATTTTAAGAGCGTTAGAAGCGTCTATACAGGTAGAGCTAACCGATCCCTTCTTAGTAAAAAATTCACTCCTGGGGACGTACAGAACTACCTCTAGAGTTAGGGCATGAGTATCTTTATTAAAAGCTTCTACAAAATCCTGCATATCCTGGGAATATTTTAATAGATATTTCTCTACTGCAGTCTCAAATTTAGACGCTGCTGAGCTCTTAACAATACGTCTGTAGTTTTTATTAATCGTAAATTTAGCATTAACAGATAAGGGCTTGATGGGTATTTGCATTATGAGGTTATTCATATCATCATAATACTTATAACAGATTAACTCTAGCAAGGACGCAGAGCTATTATGTCAAAACTACCCCTAAAGGTATGGCCGTTAAAAAATGCTCACTTCAGAGCTTCAGTTATACCTACCATAAACATATCTATTTTTTTCTTAACCTACCTTAGGGGACTTAATGCTTAAACTGGACGCTAGAGGTAAGAGAGTCTTAATTATTTCAGATCTGCATTTACCCTGGGCAGTAGATGACTGGTTTGAGTTTCTAGAGTTTCACCACAAAAGAAAAAAGTATGACATTATTATAAGCATAGGGGATGAGGTAGATAACGCTGCTTACTCTTTCCACGAAAAAGAGCCTGGTATGCCAAGCGCCTCTAAGGAGTTAGAGCTTGCCTGCGATTCTATGAAACTACTTAGTACGCTCTTTCCTAAGATGTATATTTTAGACTCAAACCATGGGAGTCTATTTTACAGACGGGCTAAATTCGCAGGGCTACCTTATAACCTAATTAAACCTTTACCAGAAATTTACGGCACCCCTCTCTATGAGTGGCATAGCGATATTTTACTTAAGACTAACGCAGGCCCAGTCTATTTATGTCATGGTAGATCAAGCGGCTATGGGGCTCTAGCTAGAGCTATGGGAGTTAGCTGTATACAGGGGCATTTTCATACTAAGGCAGAGATTACTTGGCACAAAACTGTTACGTCTATGCGGTATAATATGTTTGTAGGATGTTTAGCAGACGCTAGTAAACTCGCTTTCCAATACTCTAAGAATAACTTACCCACGTTTATTAATGCGGTAGGGGAGATAGATAGAAACGGAAAGCCTGGGCTATTACTGCACTAGACTAATAGAGTAGGTTAATATCTAATTAAATTAAGCTTGATCTAGGGTATTAATCCGAAGGACTGGAAAAATACCCTACCTAATTTTCCCTATCTCTTTGATCTCGTATCCTTTAACCTTTCTAGATTTAAAAAATAGAGCAATGATAAAGCCTAAAATAAATGCGCTTAATTGAGAGTCTTCCAAAATCATTTACAACCTTCTAAGTATTTCTCAGAGATAGAGCCTACCTTATAATTTACGCTTTCCTCTTTACCTACTGGGGAGTTATCGCCATGGGAATACCCGGCTAGATGTAGAGACTCATGCGCTAGTGTATTAACCATAGCAGGCAGAGCTCTGGGGTTACGTCTAACATTTAAGAAGAGTGTAGTTTTATTGCCCTTGAAAGTGGTGGCGATAGCCTTACTCAGGGGGTTAGTAGTCTTATAGGTAGCCACCTCAAAAGGTCCCATAGACTCCAGGCCAGAAGCTACCTCTGTAGGGGTGGCAGTAGTGAGGGTAAATTTAGGGTAAGTTTTAACCTCATTAATAAAAGCCTTAGTATTAACTACGCAGTTAGCAGATCCTACCAGGTTAATAACCCAGGGGATTTTAGAGTTAGTAAAAAATACCGCTCTAGGTCCCATGATAACGGTAGCAGTATCTACCTGGGTACTAATAGGAGTCTGGAGAGTAGAGCAGGATACGAGAAAGATAAGGAGAGAGATTAATTTCATTTTAAATTTTCCATTATGGTCATAGCTTCAGTTTTAGTAACTAGATCTTTATATATTAAACCATTCAAAACAAGTCTTTTAGTACCGTTAGAATTATTAAAAACTTCCCACTTGAGAAAGTCAGAAGTACATCTATCAAAATAGCCAAGCTCTAGACCAGGAGCTAAAAACGAGATCAAAAGATTATTAACCTTAAGCATATCGGCTAAATTCTTACGATCTGAGCGTATTCTAGACTCGTTTCTAACCTTTAAAATCTCATCTATGACGTAGATCTTTCGAGTTAGTTCTATGATTCTGGCCTTAAGCCTAATGATTACTTTACGCTCCACAAAATCTCCTTAGAATCTATTACTAATGATCTCAGATCCTCAGTGTAGCTAAAAATACTATCCGAGTCTGTAGTAATAGCTATGTCAGTTAGACGATCAAGCGCCTGGTTTAAGTCTTTAGAGCTCAAAACGTGCTCATAGATAGCGAATCTAGCTAGAGTTTCATCTACCATTAAAAGCCCTATGACATGAGATAACGATAGACGGTTTTTTTATGCCTATCTTCAGGCCAAAATAAAACGAGGCTACAGATACAGTCATAAAAGAAAGCAGAAATAAAAAGTACCGCATTAGAATATCCATCTAATTTTTGTATCAATGGGAAGCGATACGGTAGCGCCTGTTATTAAATTTTGACAGGCATACTCTCCCACCAGGATAGTGTTAGTCGCAGCGTCTACTACTGGGCCAATAGTTTTAAAAGATAGACCTAATCCAATAGCGTCAAACGTAGAGCCCAGGGGATAACTAGAATCTATAAGCTCCTCTAGAGTAGAAGGATCTGGAGTTATCGCCTTAATTACACTTTTAACTACAGTATAAGACTCATTAGATAGTGATGCAGGCATGGCCATAAGCCAGAGGAGCTCTTTATAATTAGCTCTCATGGGATCTATTACCTCAAACAGAGCAGGAAGGACTTCTCTATAGTCTGAGCCCTTGGCTTTTAAGTGGTCTAGTATTTCGTTTTTTCTTCTCACCGTCATTTTCTACCCCTATGTTATAATTTTCCTGATTAAGGAAAGCCTCTACGTCTACACCGGTACTCATTAACCTTTTAAATATCTCTAAGCATTTTTTTGCGTCTGCCTCTGCATCATGATGTGAAAAAGCAGGAAGCTTAAAATAATCGGATAAACTTTTTAGATCTAAATTACACCCCAGACTTAAGTATTTTGCAAGGCTATGGGTAGAAATAATACTTTTTACAGGGCAACGGTTATAGAAAATAAACTGATAACCATAATCAAACAGGTTAAAATTTAAGACTGCATAATCAAAAGTAGAGAAACGTCCGAATATAGTACGGTTAGCATGAGCTACAAAATGACAGGTAGGAAGTTTTAAAAGCCAGTGAGATAGGTTTTTCATAGCTACACTATGAGAGGGGAAAGTCTTAGCTACATCGTACGTTATCCCATGTATCAAGGTACTATCCTGGGCGGCTTTATCCCAGAGGCGAGGCGCTGCTTTCAGATCATAGGTATCTATTACTTTTAAATTCTTATCTACCAGGATAAAAAAACCGGTTAGGATCTGAGCAGATCCGGGCAGCTTATCAGTAGTTTCTAGATCTACTATAAGATAATGCTCTATCTTAGGAAGATACCCGGAAAGGTCATGAGTTATCATTATTCAGACGCTTTCTGATTATCGCCCACGAAACTAAAAGACTCCAGGACGATCTGGGTACGCTCTACGCTATCCTTATCTTTGTAGTAATCTACAGATCCCTCTAGATAAATAATCTTACCGTCCTCTAGGTACTGAGTTAAAACCTTAGCAGCGTTACCGTACGCAACTACTTTATGCCATGACTTTTTATCTTCTCTCTTTGTACCGTCTTCTAACTTACCCATAGGGCGCCAAGTTTTTAACGTAAAGGCTATCATATCTTTACCGGTCTTAGTCTCTATGCTCTTAATCTGGTAAACGGGACCTAGTAGAATAACTTTATTTACTGCAATCATAAAACTCCTGGTAGGGGTAGAACTAGCTACCCCATTAATTAATTATTTATTTATTTTTTGGGGCATTAGAAATTAGCTCCCCAGCATACTTTTTAGTAATAGCAGCAGGGTCTAACTTATCCAGGAAGCTCATAGGGTAGAGCTTTTTAATAGCGCCTAACTGGGCAGGAGTGGCCATGGCTTCAGAGCTTGATACAGCAGCAGGGTCAGCAGGGGCTAGGGTACCTTTATTAGAATAGGCAGGAGTAGCAGGAGCATGGTTATAATTTTCGTACGATCTACTTTCCTCATCGTCAAAACTTTCTAGCATAAACGTTTTAAGGTAGCAGTATTTTAATGCCATAGAGTAAGCTTTCCCTATTGCCTTATCTCCAGAGTCTAGAGCGTACGAAAAACATTTAGAGACTATTCTTTCTTCTGGAGCGTCTACATTGATAAAAGTTACACTCGCCCAGACTTTAACCAGGTACCCGGTCCCTATCGTTACCTTTCCGTTATATTCTTTTTTAGTCTCATACGTTTCTACGGTAGCCTCTACCATGTCTGGGAAAGCTAAGACTCCTACCATAGCTAGAGGAGTATGTAAGAGAGCGGCTACATCGTCATGGGAAACGGCTTTATAACTACTAGACTGAGTGATAGCTACAGAAGTCCCTTTAGCTATAGACGTTACCTCTCTCATGACCTGGTTTAATCTTTGAAATAAATTAAAGCCAGAGTGAAACATAGTAACAGGAGTAGAGTCTACGAGTGGTTTTTTTTGCATTTTTATACCTCTATCGTTTAGTAAGGAGAGTTATTTCTCCAGATTTAATTAGCTTATCAATTTTTTTAAAAGCCTTATCCAGGTCTTTATTAGGTCTATAACTACATAAACATTTAGAAGCATTTACTACATTATCATTGTTATCATAGTCTAGAATTATTTCACGTTTACACTTACTACATAGAAAAATTTCACTCGCTCCTGTATATTTCATTTTTTATCCTTACTGTATAAAACGTCCCAGCGTTTAGATACCTGCTCTTTTCTCCAGGAGTAAACCTTTTATTTTGTGCAATTTTTACAGGAGTATTGTAGACCGTCTTTCTTTTTATAGAAATGATCTAAGGGTAAAACTAAAAAGCAGTTAGAGCATTTTTTCATAATGTTTTAAAGATTGTAACAGTTAGGGCCTTTAGGAAAATAAGGCTCACATAATAATTTTGCGGTAGGAGCGTCTACTTGTTTATTAGCTATCTCATGAGCTTGGCAGGAGAGTATTGCTTCCTCTCTAGTAAAACATCTTTTTTCGTTTTTTGAACCACAAGACGCAAGTAGTAGAAGAGAGAAAACAAAAATAAGTCTAAACATTTTATACCCCAGAAATTTAATATAGGTCATGGTACCACGAAAATACTTGATTAAAATTAAAAATCAGATTATCTATTCTTATTCATTACTTAGTAGAGCAAACTACGAAAAAATTAAATTTTGATTAAACTAGCTTAGGCTAGTCTTAAATTTCCCCGAGTTAGGTTTGCCTTTAGCTTCTGCTACTGCTAACCGGGGAATCTTAATAAAAGGACAATTTATGTCCATACCTGGGGGTATCTTATAAAGTGGTTTAAACATTATTCTAATGCTTCAAATGACGCTGCTATTAACCGATTAGAGGAACAATTTGGACACTTGGGCTATGCAGCATATTGGAAGATTTTGGAGATCTGCGCAGATAAATGGGACGGTCAAACCGATCCGGTTTTCACTTTAAACAAGAAACTAATCCAGAACAAACTAAGAACAAAGTCAAAACAAACCAGTTTAGTTATGGTTTCATTATCACTTTCAAATCTTTGTAAAGTAACTGAAAATGATTATGATTACGTAATCGAATTACCTAACCTTTTAAAAATAAAGGATAATCACACTAAAAACTTGCCAGTAACTTGCCAGCAACTTGCCAGTAACTTGCCCCTAGATAAGACTAGATTAGATAAGAAGAGAAGAGATAAGAATATAATAGGCAGCGCTAATAAATTAGATAAACAAGTTTTAGTTGATAGTATACCTAAACAAAATACTCCTAGTGTAAACTCACCTTTAGAAGTTTTAAGCTTTACCGATCCTGAAGTTATTACCTGGATTAGAAAAGGGACTTTCGCTTTACAAGAAAAGCTCCTAAAAAAGTATGACTACGACTACCTGAGCGAAGTTATCCAGAAGGCTTTCTACTGGCAGCTTGAGAATAAAAAGCGTCAAGCTGGGACGTTTCTATCTAGCTGGATTGACCGGGATAATAATAAAAAACTTAAAGGTAATCTCTCAGAAGCAGATTTTAATTTAAAAGCATTTTTTGAAGAGGCAGCAGCTAAAATAGTTCCGTACGATTATAGTATTAATTAACGCTAGGGGTAAGAAATGACGCTCTATTTCACTAATGACGAACAGCAGCAATATGACGACAAGACTAAACTAGTTCATGCCCACAGTAAATTAGGCTTCCTAAACGCTCACAACGGGCTTAGGAGAGGTTCTCTGCACCTGGTCCTTGGTACCACAGGGGGTGGCAAGTCAACGCTCGTAAGGACCGTTTTAAGGGATATAATTTTTAACGCAGATAATCAGCTTTCTGTAGGTGTTTGGCTATCTGAGGAAACGGTAGAAGATTATAAACGGCAGTTAAGCTACGGTATGCCTAGTCACGATAAACTTCTAACTACTAATGCCTTCTCAGAGCTAGACGCTCAGAGGGTAACAGAAATGCTTTTTTTCGAGTGGGTAGAGTTTAATAAACCAGACGTTTTAATATTCGATAACGTTACGACTAGCTCACTCTACAATGATAGGACTGCTAGGGAGCAGGGTAGTTTTGCTAAAAAGCTTAAGGAGATTACTACCAGGCTAGACATAGCTACGGTGTTAATAGCTCATACAGACGCAAAAGCTACAGACTCTATGGGTAGGCTTATTAATATAAATGATATTAGAGGCTCTAAGTCTATTGCTAACCTGGTAGAGTTTGCTTATATCCTGCAGCGTTTTGAGATAGAAGAGGGGTTTTATCCTACTATCAGAGTAGTAAAGCATAGATCCCAGGAGCTCCTACATAGTCTGTATTATCTACAGTATGATAAACGATTAAGGTCATTTTCTGGGGACCTTGCGATAGACTTTAAAAAATTTAAAGAGATGTATAGTCAGAGAAATAAGCTTGATAAATAAACTAAACTACAGGGGACCTATGAGAATTGTACCTACAAACATGGCCAGTCTAATAAGAAATAAGCGTCTAGATTTAAGAATGAGCCAGATAACTTTAACCGGGCTCCTAGGATGGAAAAAAAATAACTCTCAGTATGTTTCTAATATTGAACGAGCTTTATGCCCCTTCCCTTCTAAGAGTATTAGCAGACTTTCTAGTGCTCTTTACATATCCAGGGCAGAAATCATAGACGCTATGACTAAAGACTATAACGAGAGCTTAAATAAATCTTTAAATATAGAGTAAGCATTATAAAAACTTAAAAAACTATAGAGGTTAATCAATGGGAAAAAAAATACAGTTTATAAAAAAGATTTTAAAAGATAATGAGGAGCTCAAAAAAAGACTATCGTATAATGAGAAGCTTTTTAATCATATCTATGTAGAACAAAGACGCACCGATATTTTAGAGCACAACCTAAAGTATGCTGAGGCTATACTAACAGAGGTACAGGCAGATAAATTCAGATTAAGGGAGCGCCTGGAGCTTACTATACGGGCATTAGGTTTTTATGCAGATAAAAATAACTACCAGGGGAGCCCTTCTCTAATAGATATGCAGGATAATGGGGAGAAAGCTAGAGAGGTAATTAAAATGCTGGGTAATGAGAGGGGGTTTAATGAAAACTAGAATCGAAGAGGCGGCAGAAGTTCATGCCACACAGATGAGAGGAGACGACAGATCGGATGTTTCCGACAAAGTAAATTTTGAATTAATGAAGCAGGCATTTAGAGCAGGTGCCGAGTTTATGCAGGGTGAAGTTGATAAGCTCAAGGTGCAGAATGAGATTATGAAAAAACCTAGCTTTATATCCGGGGCGATAGTAGAAGGCGAGACGCTTAAGGAATTTAGTAAGCAGTTTAACTATATACCTGGAAAGATAGCTCTAAGTAGGACGCAGTTTAAAAGGATCTTAATAGACATAGGGCTAAGCGAGAAAGCAATAAAGAAAGAGCTAGAAATATTTGATGAAAAACCAGGGGTAGAAAATGGCTTGTGAGATATGCCAAGAAATTAAAAAGACCTGTATAGGCTGCGATATGCGGGCCCAGGATAAAACTACCTGGGAGAGTATGCAGGTAAAAGATAAGGTAAACGCTCTTACTTATAAGCGCCTAGTCATATCAGGAAAGGTAGCTAGTCATGATTTAATTAACGCAGTAAATCAAATACACGATAAATACCCAGACTTTCACATAGGGGTAGTACCTTAGTCGGGTATTAATCACTAACATTATGTCCCTATCTCCTCTACAATTTTAGTAGGGGGATACCATGCCAAAATTTGTCACTATCTACGGACGCAAAATACCTATTAAAATCTGCACTAAAGAGCAGCTAGACGTTATTTTCCAGGACGCTGCAGGTATCTGGGACCCTACCCAGAGAGTTATTTACATAGACGGTAATGCTCCTAAGAGGACTCAGCTATACTGGCTCTATCATGAGATGGGCCACGCTTGCAAAACGTTTACAGGACTAGACCAGATCCTACCCCCTGAGCTCCAGGAAGTTATAGTCCAGTCTTTCGCTACGCTTATAGAGGACGTTATAGCTCAAAAAAGCATTTTCAAATGATGGGACGGGTTATCTTCTTCCCTCTTAAGTATCTACCAGGAGAGGAAGAAATTAAGCGTCTACAGTCATGGCAGGATAACTGGGACCTATGGCTAGCTAAGCTTAAGTATGACCAAAAACAGGCGAATCTATCTGCCTTTCAAATAGCAATATCAAACCAGAGATACCATTACGGGGTTAGAGACTCCTGGAAAGTATATCCAGGTTTTAAAGGTCAATGGCAGCCACAACCAGAACTATCTGCGTCATTGTAGATTATAATCGTATCTGCATAGGGATCTAGGTAAAGATTATCCCAGCTATAATGCTCTGCCTCTCCAGAGTTATCTACAGACTCATCTACTTCTACATCTTCCTTATTATCCTGAGCCTCTGGGGTGTATGCCCAGGAGTTAAACATAGTTTCGAGTAGGTAGTCTCTAGTGTAAGAGTAAGAGGGGTACATAAATAAAGCTAAAAAGATGAAAGCTTTCATTAATAACAGGCTAATTAGTTAAATCTTATAAGTCTACTACTTGACGTACTACTATCGTACTAGGTTAAAGTGTATAAAAAGCTGAATAGCTTTAAAACTTTAAGCGAAGGCTTTAAGATGAGCACAAAAGAAATAGGCGCCTGTCAGGCCATACTATCCTCAATAAGTACCAGAGTAGACGGATCTATAACGGTCAAGTTAGAGATTAACCCAAACGATCAAGCATTAATTAATAAACTCATGAGCGCTTACCTTAATGATGAGAAGCTTCTAACTGTAGCTTTTATCAAAGAGTAGTTATGTCTGAGTTTATACCTGGTAAGTTTTGGCATGTACCGGAGAATAGTTTCTACATAGAGATCATTAGAGTTAAATACTCAGGACCGGAATATTTTAAAGCAGTCATTTTATACTTCTCTAAAGCCTCAAACATACTTATAGCAGAAGAGAAAAACGTAACTATAAAGCACAACGTCACTAGATTCTGGGAGAAATGGAATGAAAAAAGAGATTAACAAACAGACTAAGAAACTTAAGGTACCTAAAAGAGCTCCTAGACCTGGAGAGGGTAGACCTAGTAAGTATGATCCATCATTTTGTAAAGAGATGCTCGAATACTTTAATCGAGGGATCTATAAAGAGTCTAAGACTTTTAATAAAAAAGAGCTTAACGATCTCCCCACTTTCCAATACTACTCAGCAGTAATTAGAGATGTGACTATGCAGACTCTACATAACTGGGCTTCTGAGCACAATGAGTTTTTAGTAGCATTTAACAAGTGTAAAAAGATCCAGGAGAATATTTTAGTGCAAGGTGGGATATCTAGGGCATACGATCCGGGTTTTGTTAAATTCATTCTTAATAGCGTATCTGATACTTTCAAAGAGAAAGTAGAGCATACCGTAGACGATAGTACGAAAAATCTTATTAAGTTAGCTTACGCTCTACCAGGTAAAAAAGATGAGTGAGAAAATTACCGTCTTAGCTTTCACTGTATCAATGGTCCTATTCTTAATTATTAAGAAACGAGAATAGGCATAAAGTTTATGTATTTTTACCATGCCTTTAGCTTAGAAAGTATGCAGATAATCATAAATTTACCGTCTAAGGTAAGTAATAAATGACCAGAGAAGCGGTCCAGGTAGCTAGTGCGGTCCCTACTCTAACAGAGTTTAACCCGTACCTAGTACCGTACCAGATAGAAGTTATTAAGCTCATTAGGAGTGACTATAACTATAACCTGGGCCCACTTGAGATTTTGCTAAGTGGATCGGTAGGATCTGCTAAGAGTCTTTTACTCGCTCACATAGCCGTAACTCATGCGCTCTTATATCCAGGAGCAGGGATCTTAGTAGGCAGGCGAGTACATAGCGATATGAAAAATACTATCTGGGCCATGATTCTAAAGCACTACCCAGACTTAAAAAAGTATTGGAATAAATCAAACACTACCATAATCTTACCTAATGGCTCTATCTTCTACGGGGTAAGCTGGGATAAAGGGGACTATGATAAATTCAGGTCCTATGAGCTTAGCCTAGCTATCATAGAGGAGTTAACCGAAAACGATACAATGGACATGGTAACAGAGATCCGGATGCGTTTAGGTAGAGCCCAGGGAGTAGGTGAGAATTTACTACTATGCGCTACTAACCCAGACGCTCCCTCTCACCCTGCCTATGTCTACTTTATAGAAAATGCTTCTGATACCAGGAGAGTATTTTACTCAAAAACAAAAGATAACCCCTTTCTGCCTGCCTGGTATACGGATAGCTTACGTAAAACTCTAGATCATAAACAATGCTTAAGAATGTTAGAAGGGCTCTGGATAGAGATTAATAGGGATAATGTCTACTATGCCTATGAGGATGAAAATAACTATATAGATCGGGATTATGTTTGGGACCTAACAAAACCTCTGGACCTGTTTATAGACTTTAACAATTCTAAGAGCGGTAAACCCATGAGCATAGGCGCAGGCCAATACATTAACGGGCAGTACCACCTAGGAAAAACCTGGATCATTCCAGGGATGAGAACGTTAGACATGATGGACGAGATAGCTAACGATGGGTACCTAGATAAGCCTTTCCCATTGATTAGATTTTTCGGGGACGCTTCTGGTAGGCATGGGGATACCCGTAGTAATAAGCCAGACTGGGACCTAATAGAAAATTGGATCTCTAACCATAGACCAAAACATAGGCCGGCTTTAGAGTTTGAAATAGAAGTCCCAGCAGCTAACCCTCAAATTAAAGCTAGGCATAACTTAATCAACGGGCTCTGTAGAAATGATCTAAAGCAGTCTAATCTGTTTATCTACAAAGAGGCCAAGGATCTAGGTAAAGGTTTAAGGCTAACTCAGCTTAAGAAAGACTCTAAGCTAATCGAAAACGACTCGCTCAGAGAGCAGCATATCACAACGGCTTTAGGCTATTACTGTTACCGTAACGATATATTAACCAGGGACATTGATACTCTAGTAATTTCATAACTTAATGATTAGCATAATTATAACTACAGGAGCCTTAAAATGAATAAATTTGAATTAAACCAGGACTTTATTAGAAACGTTATCAGAGAGATAGAGAGCGCACAAAACATTAAGCGCAAGCGTATCGCCTGGGATAGTGAACAGATCCGGACCGGTAATCTTAAGCCTTTCGTAGACGCTCGTATTAAACAGATGTACCCGAAAACTAGCTCTATGTATACGATTACGGACTACTCAGTCCTGAATAAGATCGTTAATAAGAAAGCTAAGGCATACAAAGAGGCTCCTATCCGTAAAGTAGTAGGGGATGAGGCAGCTAGCGAGATCTATCATAATATTGTAAACGAGTACGGGCTTAATACAGCTATGCGGGACCTGGATGTACAATATAACCAGCATAAGCACGGGTTAATCGCTTGCTTTATGGACCGAGAAGTAGAGGAAGATAACACCTCTAAACTCTATTGGAAGTTTTATAGCTTAGCTCCTTACGAGTATGATGTAGTTAAGGATGAGGACGGGGAAGTCCAGGTAGTAGTGCTTTCTTACCCAGATCCTTCTGTAAGCTCTGGGCTCACTGGGGACGGTTATAACTCTCTAATAGCTGAGAATGGTAATAATGACGAGGTCTACAGAGAGCGCTTCTATAGCTTCTGGACTGAGTACCAGCACGTTATGATTAAGGTAACAGGAAACAAGGGAAGCGATAAACTTCTAATCGAGTTTCAGCCTATTCCAGGTAATGACTCAGGGGTAAACCCATACGGTAAACTTCCTTTCGTTTATGTACCTATGAATTTCTCTAAAAACTACCCGACTCCCTCACCTCTGCCTATGCAGACGGTAGAGCTTAATGCTCTCATGAGCGTTTACTTAACCTCTGCTAACATGCAGGTAGGAGTCTTAAAAATTACCCGTCCAGAGAAGCAGAAAATTAGCATTAGCTCTCATAGTCTTTATACAGCTATCGAGGCTCCTCAGTCTTCTAGACCAGAGGATAAACCTACAGACGTTAATTTTATCTCTCCTACTCCAAACATGACGGGGCACAAAGAGGCCATTACTACCTATCTCGCTACTATTCTAGATGAGCATGGGATAAGCGGCTCTCAGGTCCTAACCGGTGGGGTAGAGTCTTTTAGCTCTGGTTTTGATCGTCTGCTCTCTCAGTCAGACGTACAGGGAATCATAGAAGATAACCAGGAAGTTTTCTCAGAAGTAGAGCATGAGATTTACGAGATCGTAGGAGCTCAGCTAGCTTCTCAAGGTATGGCAGTTTTGCCTGAGGATATGCTTAAGGTAATTTATAGAAAGCCTAAGGTAATGATCTCGGATAAGGAAAAACTAGATAACCTTAAGACTATGAAAGAGCTAGGGCTATGGCCAGATTATGAGCTCATTCAGATGTACGATCCTAACTTATCAGAGGAAGAGTCTAAGAATAAGCTTCTAGCTATTCAGCAGTCTAAGGTAGATCTGGCCAGCATGTTTAATACTCCAAAACTAGAAAACTCTCAGGACATAGAAACTAATGATAAGTAAGGAAGAGACTAGCTTCACTTTTGAGATCCCAAACATTGACCAGGTACCGGATAGCCTTAGATCTGACCTGGTTAATGAAGTGGGAGACTATCTAGTGCAGTCTATCCTAGATTATGTAGGAGAGGCTAAGAGCCCAGTAGCAGGGGGAAAGTATAAAGCTACCCTAAGTGAAAGCTATGCTAACTCTCAAAAAATGGGGGATACCATGGCCAACCTAGATCTAAACGGGGACATGCTAAACGCTCTCACCTTCAAAACTAACCCAGATAACGGGACCGTTACCGTAGGGATCTTTGACGATACCCAGGCCATTAAATCATTTAATCATAAT